CTATGTTGCGTCGATTGCGAATAGAGCGTGCTCGGCAGCCGCCATTTCTGCTGCTTCATCTGCCGCCGGGAAGAGGTGCCCATAGGTGTCAAACGTGACCTGGATGGAGCTATGGCCCATGCGCGATTGCACCGCCTTTGCCGTCAGTTCCAGTCCGCCATCTGCCTTCCTATTGATGCACCACGAAGCGTACCAGTGCCGGAGGGCATGGAAGCCCGAGTATTTCGGCGCCAAGACCGGCTTTCCGTCCTCGCCCGTCTCCTCGGTGGCGACGGTAACGCCCCCGGCGATCTCGACGGGCCATAGACCACGCTTGAGCATGTTCTGGTGGTTTTCGATGTTCCCGGCCGTGTTCGGGAACAAAAGCCCGGCCTCACTCTTGGGGCAAGCGAGTTTCCATTCCTTCAGTGTGTTGACGGCGATCGGGGGCAGGGGAACGCTTCGCTGTCCTGCTTCGGACTTTGGCATGCCGACTTCGCCATAGCGATCGGCGCGCTGCCTGACGTGCAATATGCCTTTCTTCAGGTCCACATCTTCCCAGCGAAGCCCCCGCGCCTCGCTCGACCGAATCCCGGTGAAGATCATCGTGACGAGCAGGGGGCGATATCGGCCCGTAGCAGCGTCGAGAATGGATCGTATCTCGGCATTCGTCGGAATGTCCACTCCGACCCTCAGTTTCGCCTTGGCGCGCTTCTCTGAGGCTTTCGTTCCCGATCGCGCCTTTGACAGCTCATGCACAGCATTGCGCACGACGAGGCCGCGTCCCTGGGCATCTGCGAGAATGCTTCCGAGGCTGACCGTGATGCGCTTCACCATCGCGGCCGATCGCCCCTTCTCCCGCAAGTCATCCTGAAACGATCGAAGCCAAGGCGCTGTGACCTTTGTCAGCTTCACGGCGCCAGCGAGCGGGACAATGTGGAGGTTCAGGTGCTGCCGGCGCTGATCCATAGTCGTGCGCTCGAGCCCCGCTACATCGCCTGATTTGAGCCAGAGCTTGCCGGCCTCCTCAATGGTGATGGTTGCACTGTCCGCGACGTGAACACCCTCCCTGACCTCGACAGAGGCCGTAGCGGCGAAGCTGTCGGCCTGCTTCTTCAGCTTGAACGTTTTCAACCGCCGGACGCCTTTGGCGTCGACGTAATCGACCACCCAAGACTCTTTCTCGATGCCTTTTGCATCCTTCCATCGGCGCTTGCGGACTGACATGGCGTCTCACTTTTTCGGCTTTTTCAAAAGATCATCGGCCTTGCTGATGGCCCGGTCGACCTTCTTCACCTCTTCGCGCGCTCTCGCGATCTCTTCAGCCTCCGCGCGAACACGCTCCAGTTTGGCTGCTATCTCGTCAATTTGGTCGAGAAAGGATAGCTCTTCCAGGAATTCCTTGCTGAAAGCCGGATAGGCGTTCTCCAGAGTAGCCACAATTTCGGAGTTCATGCTCCGGCCGTTTCGCTCGGCGGCGGCCTTTATCCGTTCCTTCAAATCTGCCTGCATGCGCAGGCCGAAGGGCGCGATGTTCGCGAGCAGTTCCTTTTGATTGTCCGACATAGCTTCAATCTGTAGTTAACAGGCGTTGACACCCATCATTACATTCTGTAGCTATGAGGAGCAATGACTACAGAATGTAATCACTCATCACGGTTAAAGGAGTGTGAAGGTGGGAGCAGAAGGAACGCTTGATTTAATTTGGGGCGTCAGCGAGATCGCCAAGACGATCGGACGCACTGAGCGTCAGACTTATCACATGATCCAGAGCGGAAATTTACCTGTCGTGAAGCAGGTCGGCGAGCGCTACGTCGCCAGCCGTCAGAAGCTGTTCGAATTCTTCATGGAACCGGCAGCATGAGCAAGATGGGGCGAAAACCCAAGAGCTTGTCATCGAATGACAACCCCTTGTCGGAGCCCTGTGGCAACATCTCTGTGTTTCCGGATTCGGAAATAGATTTGTCGTCCACGACACAAGAATTGCCACTCGCAGCGGGCGCCGTAAGGCAATCTGTTGCGACTGTCAGCATCGCAGAAAAGAAGGGCCCGGCCAGGACCGCCATCCTGCCGAGCCACGGTTCAATCCCTAAACCCCATCCCGGGATCAGAAAGGAACGACACATGAATAGCACCTCAGCAGGCGTTTCGCCATCCCTCCACACTCGGATTGGTGACGTCGAGGACATCCTAGCCACCGTCCGCTACCTCAATGAAGCGCTTTACATGGCAGCCGGCGGACTCATGAACGCTGAAGCTACCAATGCACTCCAGGCCGTCGCCAGCGAGATTGAGGACAAGCTTCTCGACGTCCGTGACCGCCTCGATGACGTTCGGGAGGAACTGCAATGATCCCGGAAATCCAGCGGGCACGCCAGCGCATTGAAGCGAAGATCCAGGAGCTGATCGAAATCCTCGACCTGCTTGACGGCGATGCTGATCTCGAGCCCGCCTTAGGCTGGCCCCTCTTAGGTCCGCGCGTGCTGGTCGAAGCCGCCTATTTCGACGATGACCGCGAACACGAGGACGAGCGAGAAGACGATCCAGCCGAACGCGGTATCGCAGACCTCGATGGACGTGAAGAACAAGGCCTCAACTATTCATTTGCCCAGACTGTACGGCCGGCACTGAAGGGAGTTCAATAATGCCAAATCTAACCCCTGAGCATGAACATCCCGCCAAGGTCGAGCAGGCCGCCATGTGGCTCGCAGAGCAGCGAGAGGCCCCGCCGCACGTTATCCGACTCTTGAGCGAGAAATTCGGCATCATGCCGTCCCAGGCTGCGAAGGCGTGCACGTTAGCCAATACATTCCGCACGAATGGAAAGGCTTTCGGATGACGCGAAAAAGGCAGAAAAACCGCATAGCCAACGGCGATCGCTTCTTCCAGATGCACGTCTGGTTTCTCCAGTCGGAAGCATGGAGAGCGACCAACGTGTACGAGCGGAGCTTATATTTCGAGTTGAAGCAGCGCTACAACGGGACGAACAACGGCGAAATCCCGCTTTCACACCGCGAAGCCCAAGCCGCCCTCAACTGCAGCGACAAGCCGATAAAGGCGGCTTTCAGAGGTTTGATTGAGAAGGGTTTCATCCGCGCCGCTCAGATTGGCACGTTCCATTGGAAGCAAGGAGGCGGCCCGGGCGGCCGCTCCACGCGCTGGATCCTGACCGAATATCCGGTAGACGTCCCGCTACGGTCCAGCATTGCTGAAAAGAGTTTCATGCGCTGGAAGCCGGAACCTCAGAAAAAAACGCGGTGTGACGTGGGCACACCAATGGTGGGACGAGAGCACACCATCAATCACGGCATGGTCGGACGAGAGCACACCATAAATGCCAAAGTGTATGCTGGGAGCACACGATGAGCCCTGTTTTCCCCGCTTTATCGTATGACCTCGTCACACAGTATTATCTAGCCATATCAGGGCGCCTTTACGGAGGTCACCATGCGTGAGCACGTTCCTGAACTCCCACTCTTCAGATGGGACCCTCCCTGCAAGATTATCGCTTTCCCGCTCATCAACCGAGTTGGGAAAATCCGGAGGTGCGCCGAAGTCCTCGAAAGCAAGCAAGGGCGCGATGCTGACGGCTATTGGCGGCATCAGATCCGGTTGCTTGCTGAGCAACTGTGGCGCTCCGGCTGCGAGGAGGCGGAAGTCCGCCAGCAGATTCATGAGTTTCAACAGGCCGTCCAGAACGAGCTGGTTAGGCGCACTTTTGAGGCGCCGGCCAAGGGCAATGGCAACCCGCAAGGTGCAGCATGACAGACATTGATCTCACCGAAGCCCAAATCCGCCGAATGGAAAAGAAGCTGCTTGCCGGCGGCGCCCGACGTTGCACTGTTGTCGAGACACGCCGGAGCGGAAGAAAACCAGTCGAGAGGACGCCAATCCGGGTGATCCAGGTCTTCGACAAGGATGACACGCGTTCACGCGCCGAGCCTTACATGTGGATCTTCGAAGAGAAGCTGTCGAAGGCCTGGGCTGAGTTCGAGCGCATTCATACCAAGGCCGCGGCAATGAGTGCAGCACGAAAGTACGAGCAAGACGGTGCGGCCGTCGAGTGGTGGGAGCGGCGCACATGATCCTGTTTCGAATCTTCATAACTCGCTGGAAGATCCGCCGCCGCGCAAGGGAGTTGATGAAATGACCCAAATCCTCAGCGTCATCCGCTGCGATGACGGCCAGTTCCAGGTCACCGATGAAAGCGGCTACTTGGTTGCCGGGCCGTTTGAAAGCAATGCTCAGGCCTGGGCGGCTCTGGATAACCTCGCGGGCGAACCTCGCGTCCCGCGTAAGGCCAAGACTAAACCGCCCCTGCCGGCCAAAAAGGGAAGGAAGAAGCGTAAGCCAACGCCGCCTGCAACCGAGCAACAGAAGACGGAGCGGCGCCTGGCTCAGAATGCCGCAAAGGCCCCGAAGTGGATCCGGAAGGCGGCGCTGGGAAAGTTCGACCCGGCCGGCGTGCGAGCCTACCGCGACCACAAGCTCGGCACTTTCGGAGCTGCCTCTGAGGTGCGGAGGATCGAACCCGCTGTGTATTTGGCCGAGAAGGCCGCGCGAGGAGAATGACAGACCATGGTAGACGATGACGATTTCTCGGAACAGCAACAGCGCCAAATGGCTGCCCGGTTGCTGATGGGCACGAAACGCAAGGGGCCAACGGTCGAAGTGCGGCGCAGCGGCAAGAAGAAGCCGGAACCGGTCGAGCTCAGATTTATCAACCACTACAGTTCCCTGGATAGCGATTGGGTCTGCTGCGAGGTACAGCAAAAGGCGTCGTCCGGATGGATCAGGGTCGAAATCTATGACGACGAAAATGCCGCTCAACGCGCCGCTGAAAAATATCAGCGACTGGGGGATTCAGTCACTTGGTGGACGAAAGAGGTTTGATCAGCAGGTATGACCATTCAAGACTTGCGGCTTACCCGCTCGCCCAATGGGCAGAACTTCCACCGCTGGCTTGAGGGCTTCGGCGTCCGCGTCCGTCACTTCCGGGAGGGGCGCAGCTTTCAGACCCGGCCAGCCAACATCATCTACGGCGGACGAACCTTGAAGCGCCTTTGGGCGCGAGATGCTGACCGGGCGGAAACGATGGTCCGCGCCATACAGGCCGCCGATGCGAGGTGCTTCGACGATTACACGATGTTGGCCGTCTGGCATTTCATTGGCGCCCACGCAGCACAGGAGCCCGCCAGCGAGCTCGTGCGGGCGTTTGCTGACATCAACCTGGCTCGGATCGTTAAACGCGGTCACCGGCTCGCAAAGGGCCAATACGGGCGCATGGGGAAAGTGGCCGAGAAGATCAGCAGTTTGCTCGCCGACGCGTTGATTCCAGAGGAAGAAGCCGCATGAAGATTTCTATCCGCAACGAATACATCGACGTCACCGGCCGCAAGATCCTGATTGTCGGTGAAAACAAGACGAGCGGCGGCCTGAAAGTCTTTACCGGCTTTCAGATTGATCGCGGCAAAGGCCGGATCGGCGGCGAACGTCACTACAAGTCGAATGGGCGGGAATATTACGGCGATATCGGATCGCATCTCATTCGTGAAGCGGATTCCGGCATGTCGCTCAACGACGTGCAGGCCGCCATTCTCGAAAGGCTAATCGAGGCCCTCGACACGGACATTGCCATGCCCGGCCGCATCGGTCCGAAGATGTATGGAAGCGCAATGCCGGCGCCGCTGGTCAGCGAGGCGGAGTTGATTTTGCTGGAGTTTGTCGACGCACACGAAACGGACGGTATGCACATCCGTCACCGCAACAACGCCATTGATGCCGGTATCGAGCGTCGGGCGAAATGCAGCAAGGAGCGGATCGGACGGATGGAAGAGGCGCTGGCATGGGTGCCGCGGTTTGTCTGGGACGACGAGATGCGCATAGCTATCCTCGCCTATGCCGAAGTTAAGGCTCGGGGATGGGACTGGAGCCGCTACATCGAGACCCGGAACCGGCGCCATTCTCAGAAAAAGGCATGGGTTAAACGAACGCTATACCGCTGGATTGAGAAGTCTCTTCAACAAATTGAATGCGAGCTCGCCAAGACATCAACGTTGTTGATGGATACTGCAGGTTTACACGTGGCACACGAGGAGGCACAAAGCACGGGCAAATCAATAACATCGGATTTGCACGCGTGGATGGCTCCTGATGGAAAGCCCGATATGAGGCGGACGTAGAACCAGGCTCCACGATGATGGATCGAAATGACCCGCCGGCAAGGCGGGTTTTTGTTTGTGTTCAGTCTTGCGCCACAAGGCGGACTACGCGGAGGGCGGATACGGAGAGCGTCTCTACGTAGAGGTTAGAATCTACTCTGTTCAGCGTGTCGGTTGGGAAAGCTTCTCCGCGCCAGTATGATCTCGCCCAATCGAAGCCAAGCGGGCCGATGGGTGTAACTCTTCGAAAATCAACCCTGGCCTCCACCGCGTCGGCCGCCACGCGGTCAACCTCGTACAGGTTTACGTGGCGCATGTTCTGGTGCTGGCGGTAGGCGACAGCGCGCTCGATTGTGTCGAAATAGAAGGCCGACTGCAATCGAGAGGGCAAATTAGGAAACTCACGGCTTCGCACGTCCTCCAGGACGCTTTCGGCCAAAGCATTACTATGTCCGTAGCCAGCAGAAGAAAGCACGCGACCATAGTTCCCGGGCAACAGGATAGCCCCTGCGTCAAGCCAAGCGTGTGAAATGTGAAACGGCACGGTCCGATTCTCCCTCTTGGTGGCACTCAATTCGTGCGCGAAAGCCGCGTCGTTTGCAAGTTCGCCGCAGAAGCGGTTTTCCATTTTGATAGGTGATTGCCATGGGCGACCTAAACGCTCAGCAACTCCGCTTTGTCTCGGAGTACCTGATCGACCTCAATGCCACGCAGGCAGCCATACGGGCGGGCTACAGCGCGAAAACAGCCAAGCAGCAGGGCAACCGCCTGTTGACGAATGTTGACGTCCAGAAGGCAATTGCAGACGCGCAGTACAAGCGGGCGGTAAAGACCGAAACGGACGCTGCTTTCGTCCTCAAGCGGCTTGCTGAAGAAGTGATGGCCGACATCGCCGACCTCTACGGCGAAAATGGCAGCATCAAGCCGGTGAAGGAGTGGCCGCTGATCTGGCGCCAGGGTCTCGTCTCCGGTGTCAAGGTGGCGGAAGAGGGCGACGGCGTTGTGGTCCGCGAGATCAAACTGTCGGATCGCATCAAGCGCCTCGAACTGCTTGGCAAGCACATATCGGTAAATGCCTTCCGTGAGCAGATCGGCCACGGCGATCCGGAGGGCAATCCGCTTCCCGCGCCTGCGGTCGACGAGATGTCGAAGAACGATATAGCGCGGCGGGTGGCGTTCCTTCTGGCGCAGGGACTTCACAGTGCAGCTAAGTGAGGTTCTGGCCGCTCTCGATGCTCTGACGCCTGAAGCGCGCCAGGAAGTCATTGACGAGGCGATGAAGGCCAGCGAAGGCCGGTACATGATCCCCAATCCGGGGCCACAGACTGACGCCTGGTTCTCGCTCGCTGACGAGACGTTCTATGGCGGTGCTGCCGGCGGTGGAAAGACCGCGCTGCTCTGCGGCTTGGCGCTCGAGGAATATCAGCCGGCTCTGATCCTTCGCCGACAGGCCACGCAGATCAAGGGCATCGAGGACGAAATCGCCCGGATGCTCGGCACTCGGGCGGGTTACAACAGCCAATCGCACATCTGGCGCCTTCCGACTGGCGGCAAGCTTGAGCTCGGCGGCGTGCCGAACGAGGCGGACAAGGAGAAATACCAAGGCCGGCCGCATCGGCTGAAGGGCTTTGACGAGATCACGCAATTCACGGAAAGCCAATACCGGTACATCATCGGCTGGCTTCGTGACGCGCAAGGGCGGCGCTGTCGAGCTGTGGCGACAGGCAACCCTCCGACGTCCGCAGAGGGCATGTGGGTCATCCGCTATTGGGGGCCGTGGCTTGATCCGTCGCACCCGAATCCTGCGAAGTCGGGTGAGCTTCGGTGGTTCACGACCGTCGATGGAGAGGACAAGGAAGTCGATGGCCCGGGGCCGCATCTGATCAATGGCGAGATGGTCACCGCCCGGTCGCGGACCTTCATTCAATCGAAGCTGGAGGACAATCCGGACCTGATGGAGACTGGTTATGGCGCCACGCTCGAGGCTCTGCCAAAAGAGCTTCGCGACCGGATGCGCCATGGTCTCTTCGACGTCGAGGCCGAAGACGATCCCTGGCAGGTCATCCCGACGAAATGGGTAAAGGCCGCACAGGCACGATGGACAGAGCGTCCGCCCGAAGATGTGCCGATGACTGCCGTTGCGGCGGACGTGGCGCAGGGCGGCCCGGATAAGACACAGATCCAGAGCCGCTATGATTGGTGGTACTCGCGCTTCGATAGTCACAAGGGCGCCGATACTCCGGACGGCCCGACGGTTGCAGGGCTCATCATCAAGCAGATGCGGGACAGGTGCCGCGTCGTGGTGGATGCCGGCGGCGGCTATGGCGGCGACACGCTGACGCAATTGGCCCATGCCGACGTCGATTGCTACGGCTTCAAGGGCGGCTCCGGCTCTGCCTCTCGCACCAGAGAGGGCATGTACGGCTTCAAAAACCTTCGCTCGCAAGTGGTTTGGCAATTCCGCGAGCAGCTTGACCCCGATTTCGGATCGCAAATCGCTCTGCCCCCTGACCCGGAACTGACGGCTGATCTCTGTGCATTTCGGTACGAGATACGGGCAGGGGGCGGCGGTGAGGAAATCGTCGTTCTTCCCAAGGAAGACATGAAGGAAATGCTGGGTCGTTCGCCTGACAAGGGCGACACGACCATCATGCTCTCCGCTTCCAAGCTGGGCGGTCTCAAGCGTCCGAAAGCCGCACAGGAGCGCCGCGACCAACAGCGCCACCGACTCCAATCCGTCACTTCCAACGCCTCACTGAAGGCTCGACTGCGAGGAAAACGCTGATGGGAAAACTCTTTGGCGGCGACAAGCCCGACTATCCAGACCCCGAGCCGCCGGCAACGATGCCAGACCCGGAAGATCCGTTGGCAAAGCGCCAGCGTCGCAAGCAGACCCGCACGTTGAACACGACCAGCAGTTCCGCTGCTGACCGGTTGGCGCCTGTCCCTGGCACTATCGGCCGTGAGTTCACGCGCTCAACCCTGGGTGCGAACTGATGGCGGATAAAGCCGGCAAGGACCTGATGGAGATTGATTCGCGGCTATTCTCGACAAAGGGAAGCCTTGACAGTTTCCACCAGGAGATTGCCGAGTTCTTCTATCCGGAGCGGGCGAGCTTCACGCAGGAACTGATCCTCGGTCAGGAGTTTGCTTCTCACCTGACTGACTCCTATCCCGTACAGGTGCGCCGCGAGCTTGGTGACCAGATCGGCTCCATGGTCCGGCCGTCCGATCGGCAGTGGTTCAAGGCCAGTGCTTCCAATGAGCGTGTGGCTCGTGACAGCGCGGCAAAGCAATTCCTCGAGTTCATGACCGACGTGAACCGGGCGATCCTGTATTCGCGGGACAGCGGCTATCGACGCGCAGCCAACGAATGCGAGCACGATTTCTCGGCCTTCGGCATGGGGTGGGTGCAGGTCAGCTACAACAAGAAGCGGGACAACCTGCTTTTCAGGACGCATCACCCGCGGAACATGGCCGGCTGCGAAGGGCATGACGGCCGTGTCAACCACGTGCACCGCAAGTGCGATATGAAGGCGCACACGATGGCGCACCTCTTCGGGGAGGCCAAGCTACCTCAGCCGGTGAAGAATGCGCTTCAGCGGAAGGACCTCACCAGCACCTTCAAGGTCCGGCACATCTTCATTCCCCTGGATGTCTACGAGCCCTATCGCAAGTTTCCGAAGGGAGCGAAGTGGGCGGATGTCTATGTGACGGAAGACGGCACTATCCTCCAGGAGCTGTCTGCTTTCACATTCGATTACATCGTGCCGCGCTGGAAGACTGTCAGCGGCCACTTCTACGCTTTTTCGCCGGCCGTCGTCACGGCGATCCCACAAGCGCGCATGCTGCAACGCATGATGATGACGATTATCGAGGCAGGCGAGAAGCAAGTCGATCCGCCGATGGTCGCCACACAGGACGCGGTTATTTCGCCCGTGGACCTGACCCCCAACGGCATCACCTATATCGACAGCGAATACGACGAGCGTCTCGGCGTCGCGCTTCGCCCGATCGATCTCGGGAAGAACGTCGGTCTCGGCGTTGATCTCGTCAACGATGCGCGGAACACGCTCACGGAAGCCTTCTACCTGAACAAGCTGGCGCCGATGGCTTCCCTGCAGGGTCGCGAAGTGACGGCCTACCAGGCTTCGCAGATGGTGCAGGAATACATCCGCCACGCATTACCGCTGTTCGAACCGATCGAGGACGAGTGGACGGGCGCAACGCTTGACCTCGTCACGGAGAAGGTAATGCGCGCAGGCGGGTATGGTCCGGTGGATCGCAACGGAATTCCAGTGGACATGCCGGATATCCTTCTCGGGCAGAACATCACCTACGAGTTCAACAACTCGCTGAAGGAAGCCCGCGACCGTCAGGTCATCAACGGATATCAGGAGTCGGCTGCGGTCCTTCAGGCTGGCATGGCGCTCGACCCGTCGCTTGCCTCCGATGTCGATACCCGGACCATGTTCCGCGACGCATTCGGCGCAGTTCCTGGTGGTCGTGCGGACTGGCTCGTCAGCAAGGAACAGGCCGATGCCGGCCGCCAGACGATGCAAGAGCAGATGGCGGCACAGCAGCAAATGCAGGAGGTCGGTCAAGGCGCAGAAGTTGCCGGCATGGTCGGCAATGCAGCGCAGCAAATACAGGCGGCAATGAATGGCTGAGCGGCGCCTATATCGTCCCTGGCACCCCGTCACGGTTCGCTCTGACAATGAGCAGCCTACAAGTGACTTGGAGATCCGCAAGGCCGACTGCGTGGCTATTCAGGCTGTTTCCAAGGGCATAGCCAGCGCAGAGCAGCAGCAACGCGCCATCGCGGCAATCCTGCATATTTCCAGCATCAACAATCTCGCGTGGATGCCGGAAGAGCATGGCGGCGAGAGGGATACGACCTTCGCCGCGGGCAAGCAGCACGTCGGGCACCAGCTTCGCAAGCTGATGTCCCATTCCATTTCCATTTTGACAGGTGAGAAACATGACGGACCAAAGCACGACCGGCGCACCGGAAAGCCAGCAGACGACAGGAACGCAGACCGCGCCAAGCAGTGATGCAGTCGATACGTCCAAGTCTGGACCGATCGATACCGGCACTGCTGCGAAAACAGGCGCAACGGACACTGTCGCGGCTCCGGCCGGCGACGGCGAGTTGCAGGCGTTCCGCGAGAAGCTTGCGGGTGGCGATGAAACGATCCTAAAGCAGCTCGGCCGCTATAAGTCGATCGATGCAATCTCCCGTGGCTTCCGTGAGGCGTACAACACCGCGAAGAATGGCGGCCCTAAACTGCCGGCGCTGTCCGACAAATCGACACCCGAAGAGGTGAAAGCCTATCGTGAAGCGATGGGCATCCCGGAAGATCCTACAGCCTATCCTGGCGACTTCCGCGAGGGGTATCAGGCAACGGAGGCTGACAAGGCCATCCTGGGCGACTTCAAGGCGGCAATGCACGCCAAGCACGTCCCGCCGGCGGCCGCTGCTGCTGCGCTGGATTGGTATCAGGACTTCGCCACGGCCCAACAGCAGGAGCTAGACGGCAATCTTGCCAAGGTAGCGAAAGAGACGCAGGCCGCGCTGCGCAACGAGTGGGGCGGCGAATACGATGGCAACATCGGCGCCGCACAGCAGCTCATGACGTCGCACCTCGGCAAAGATGGGTTCGAGCAGATGATGGGCCTCCGTCTGATGGACGGCTCGCGATTGCAGGACAACATAGCTTTCGTGAAGATGATGGCTCAGCTCGGCGCCGACTATTACGGCGGCAATGCCATCATGACCGGTGATGTCGAGACGACGGCGAAAACGGTTCAGGAACGCATCGACGAGCTTCTGTCTCTCCGCGTTTCCAACCCCGAAAAGTACAAGAGCGACGACGTGCAGCAGAAAATCACGAAGCTGTACGCGCAGCGCGAGAAGATCAACGCCCGGAAGTAATCGGACGTTCGAGATAGATGCGAGCAAAGTTGCTCACATCTATCTGCTCCCCCGCGGCACCCCGAAGACGGCCCCGCACCTAAAACTGCCCGAACATTCAAGCTGATGCGACGCCCCGTTAAACGCAACGTAGCGGCCCCTTGCCATGCGCGAGGCACCCCGCGAACGCACCAGACGGCACCCTGACCACGGCTGAGATCCAACCTCCCAAACATCAATCAAGGACACGTCTATGTCGTACATGATTACGAAAGACCAGTTCGTTGATGAGTGGGTCGTCGCATTTCAGCGCGGCGAAACCTACCTCAAGGACTGCGTTACCAAGGAAGAAATGCTCTCCGGCCTGACTGCAAAGTTCGCTCTGCAGGGTGCTGCCGGCCGCATGACCACTCGCGGCACCAACGGCCTCATCCCAAGCCGTAACCGCACCGACACCCAGCCGACCGTTACCCTTGCTGAGAAGCACTCCAAGGAAACGCGGACGGGCTTCGACGTCTTCACCGCCCCGGCAAACCTGCGTGAAGCCATGCAGAATGCCGGCGCCAATGCTGCCGCTCGTGAAATCGACTACACCATCATCGATGCACTGGCGACGGCGACCAACCAGTACGCAGGCGGTGCAGCTCAGACGCTCACCTACGGCAAGACCGTGGACGCGCTTTCGGAGCTTTTCGAAAACGATGTCATGTCGGGCAATGAAATCACCTGCCTCTGGACGCCGAAGGCCTGGGCGCGTCTGCTCACCTTCCAGCAGTTCGCTTCTGCGGACTACATCGAGTCCAAGCCCCTCGTTGGCTTGACGCTCGATCGGCCGAAAATCTGGCTCGGCGCCAAGCACATCATGCACAACGGTCTCCCTGGCAAGGGCACCGCAACCGCCTCCAACTTCATCTTCGCGAAGCCGGCCGTCGGCCATGCCATCGCGCAGGACAATATCCAGGTTGGCGTCGGCTACAACGATGAGGACGATTACTCGTACTCGCGTCACACGATCTACGACGGCGCCATCATCCTCCAGCAGGCGGGCGTCATCGAGGTCATCACCGACGACACCGCAGCGTTCAGCTAAGGAGGCGCGCAAATGGCTTACGTATCTTCTGGCTTCAAGCTGCTCCTGGGCGGCCTCTCCAACAGCTCCTGCAATATGTGGCTGCTGGATTCGACCGACGCAATCGCCACGGTCAACACGTCGAACTATGTGTCTGACGGCTATCAGAAGGGCGCACGGCAGGGCGACATCGTCTTTGTCCGCACGCGCGCTTCTCTGCCGGCGGGCGCTGTCTCTGCCATCAACATCTGCTTTGTCATCGATGAAGCAACCGGCACGGACGCTCTCGGCATTGACCTGACTGACGGCCTTGCCGTCACGGCGACTGATACCGACTAAGGTGTCAAACGGCCTCGTTCCTTCGGAGCGGGGCCTTTTCCGTTTCCATTTCAATAGGTGAACCATGACCAGTATTCAAAAGCTGGCGGGCCATCGCTTCATGCAGGCTGATTACTCGATCGGCCGATTTGCTGCGACTGTTCCTGCTGAAACCACGCTCGAAGACGTTACGCACCCGGAATATTTCGGGAACCATCTGAACAGTTTGCGGGTAGGCGCCACCATCAGCGTTCTTTCCGATGACCACAAACTTGATTGTGACCTTCGCGTCCTGTCGGTGACCAAGACGTCGGCAAAGGTCCGTGTGCTCCGTGTCTACGACGAGAGGGCCGCGCCGAAGGTGAAGGATGCGGAAATCTCCGCGCCTGTCATCAGCCACGGCGGTCCGGTCCACAAGTGGCGCTTCATCCATAACGGCGAAGTCATCCAACACGGCTTCGAGTCGAAGGATGCTGCCGAGCGCGCCGCCGCGAAATACATCGAACTGCTGAAGGGCGAATAATATGGCCGACAAGCTACAGGTGTGGAAGCAAGCGCTCGTCCACCTTCAGAAAGAGACCATCACGACGCTCACCGATGATGTGCCGGCGGTTTATACCTTCGGCGCCGCATGGGATGGCGTTGTCGAGGAGGCCTTTAATGCGGGTGACTGGAATTTTGCCAAGCTCTCTGTAGCTCTGTCGCTCAACAACACGGAGACGCCGGCCGTTGGCTGGACCTATGTGTTCAACTATCCGGATGACTGGATGCGAACTGTTGCGATCAACAGCAGCCCTGATTTCCGAACCCGGTTCTACGACTACGTCGACGAAAACGGCTTCCTACATGCGAACACGAATGTCCTCTATCTGCGGTACATCAGCCGCGAAAAGATGGACGATGTCGCCTCATGGCCGACGATGTTCTGGCGCTACGTTGCTGCCAAGCTGGCCTACGACACCTGCGGCCGCCTGACCTCGGGCGATACGCTCGAAGACAAACTTGAAAAACGCGTAGACAAGGCGCTGCGGCAAGCCAAGAGCGTCGACGCGCGCAACGAGAACAACAAGGTCCTCAATCCTGGATCTTGGCTCATGTCTCGCTATAGCGGTTATGGCCCGTGTGGCAGCAACGATGGTGGCACGTTGGTTGGCGGCGAAATCACCTTCCAAGAGGGTGATGTCTGATGCCTCGCGTGTCGGCGCCGGTCTATTCCCTCAACGGTGGAGAGGTCGGGGACGAGGCGCTTTCGCGTCTTGATCTCGAACGCCTGCAATTCGCCGGCTCGCTTTACCAGAACCTGTTGCCGCGCGTCATCGGCTCCATGACACTGCGCCCGGGTCTGGAACACATCACTGACATCCATTTCGGTGACGTCCAGCTTCTCGAATATAACTACTCCGGCGGTTCGGCTCTCATCCCGATTCTCTCAAATCTAGAAATGCGGGTGGTGAAAGACGACGCACTCGTGACGCGCGTCTCCGTCTCGACGACTGTCACCAATGGTGATTTCAATTCCTTCACGGGCTGGACGGATGCTAGCACCGGGTCGGCAAGCGCGACTGTGAGTGGAGGCGACCTTCGCCTTACGGGCACGACGCAAGACCGTGCTTCAGCCAAGCAGACGATCAGTGTAAGCGGCACTGACCAGAACAAAGAACATGCGCTGCGGCTCGATGTTCAGCGGGGACCCGTCAAAATTCGCCTGGGCTCCACCAGCGGGGATGATAACCTTATCCAGGAAGCAACGCTTGATGATGGCGTTCACTCGATAGCGTTCACACCGACGACCTCTAGCGTCTATCTCGAATTGTTCAACGATCAGGCGCGGCAATCGCTAGTCGAGTCCTGCCAGATCGAAGGCGCAGGCGTGATGGTCATCCCGACCCCATGGACGTCTGCAGATCTAAACGACAACATTCTTCGCTATAAGCAGAACAAGGATATTCTTTACACAGCGTCTGGTGTCTACCAGCAGCGCGAGATTCAGCGCCGTGGCGACACATCATGGGGCGTCCAGCGTTACAAGGTGGATGACGGCCCCTTCGTCACCTCTGATGGAACGATATCACTTGATCCTTCCGTCTTTACCGGCAACGGGTCCATGACGGCCAGCCGGAGTTACTTTGAGGCTGGCATGGTCGGGCGACTTTTCCGCCTGTTCCAAAGCGGGCAAACGGTCAATGAAAATTTCACCTCTGCGCCGGCAGAGGGCGCGCACATTCGCGTTTCCGGTGTCGATGCTGCTCGCACGTTCACGTGGACAGTGTCTGGTACATGGGCTGGAACCGTAAAGCTGCAGGTGGCGACTGACGATGGGTCTGGAAATCCTGGAGCTTGGACCGACGTATTCAGCCGCACGAGCAATGGGTCAGCAAGCTACACGGACTCTGATGACAACGTCGTCAAGTTCTTCCGGTTTGCGGTTGCTACTGGCGGCTATACGAGCGGAACCATTGAGACCAGCATTGTCTATGCAGGCGGTAGCCAGGCCGGGATTTTGCGCGTCACGGGGTACAACAGTGCCACCTCCGTGAATGTCGAGGTGCTAAGCCGTCTGTTCTCGCTCAACGCGACGTTCGAATGGGACCACTCCGTGTGGTCTGATTACGACGGCTGGCCGGCTGCTGTGGATGTATTCGGCGGCCGCCTCTATTGGAGCATTTCGGACATGATCTATGGGTCAGTCCCCGATGCATTCAAGAGTTTCGATGATGAGGTTGAGGGCAATTCCGCTCCAATATCGCGATCGATCAATGCCAGTTCTCAGCGGGGCATTCTGTGGATGTTGGGCCTGCAGCGCCTAATTGCCGGGACTGATGCATCGGAGGTCTCTATTAAGGCATCGAGCTTTGATGAACCGTTGACGACTGATAGCTGGTTCCCTGTCGATGCATCCACCCGCGGCTGTGCCAACCTCCGTGCCGTGAAGGCGGATAAGGATGGCATCTTCGTGCAGGCCTCCGGCACTGGCGCTTTCCGCATGGCTCCGGATCAGCAAGGATTCGATTACACCTCATCCGACCTCATGGCGATGCACGAGGAGATTTGCGACGGATCGGAAATCGTTGACGTCGCTGTGCAACGCAAGCCTGACACTGTGGTCTGGTTCATCCTTGCAAATGGCGAAGCTCGGGCGCTGACCTATGAGCCGGCCGAAAACGTAATCGGGTGGTCGCGTGTTGTGACGGATGGGCTATTCAAGCGCGTCGCGGCCATCCGAGGCGCTGGGCAGGACTCCGTATATTTTGCCATCGTGCGCAACGGAGCGCAGCGACTGGAGCGCTTGGCTAAACTGACGGAATGCCGCGGCGGCGCGATCAACTGCCTTGCTGACGGCTTCAAGCGGTTTACCGGAGCGGCGACGACAACCTTTTCCGTCCCGCATCTGAACGGGAAGCAGGTTGTGGTGTGGGCCAATGGCCAGGCGATCCATAATCAGGACAACCTCTACACGGTCACGGGCAATCAGGTGGTGCTCTCAACGGCCAAGACAAACGTCGTGATCGGCCTTCCATACACCGGCAAATGGCAGTCGACGAAGCTCGCTTATGGTGCCGCCAACGGAAGCGCTCTCTTCCACAAGAAGCGGGTTTCGCAGCTTGGGCTTGGACTCACCAAAACGATGCTCGACGGGCTTCGCGTCGGCAACTCCTTCACGAACCTAAAGCGCTTGACGATGACGAAGGGCGATAAGCCTATCCCTGCCGGCTATCTGTTCGACGACTTCGACGCGGACATGATGTCTGTTTCGAGCGATTGGGACACCGACAGTCGCATTTGTTTGGAAGCTCGGGCGCCATACCCGTTCACAGCATCGTCGCTCGTGATGGACGTCAAGACGAATGGCTAAAATCGTCACTGCCACGGACATTGATTTCGCCCGCTATTACGGCGGAGTCGAGGTAACCGGCCGCTGGGTTGGTCGGGCCATGTGGCGCGGCCGAATGATTGCCGGCTTCGGCGGGCTGATTGAAACGGACGGCGGAGAGTGGTTCGCTTTCCTTGAGGTGCCTCGCGAAGAGCGTAAGCCGCACGTCTTCCGGCATGTTCTTGCGGCAATTTCCGAAGCGAGAGAGCAGGGCGCCAAGGTCATCAAGGCGACCTGTGACACCAGCATTCCACGAGCCGAAGAACTGATGAAGCACCTCGGCTTCGAGCCGACGGACGAAACCGTCAACAACAAGGTGGTGTGGAAATGGCAGAACTAGCCGCTATCGCGGGTACTGTCGGCAAGGTCGCGGCCATCGGTGGGACATTGCTCCAGGTGGCAGGCAATATGCAGGCCGGCCGTGAGCAGGAAGCGCGTTTCAATTACGAGCAAAAAGTCCAGCAGCAGCAGGCCGACGAAGCGGAAGCGGCAAGCCAGCGCGACGCGGCAGAACGCCATCGCGAAGGGCAATTCCTGCTTTCACAGCAACGGGCAGCAATCGCCGGGTCTGGCGGAAGCGTCGCGGAGCCGTCCGTCATCGATCTGATGGGCGACACTCAGGAACGAACCGCTCTTGCCGCGGAGACCGACATCTACAAGGGGCAACAGCAGGCGCGCGGCTACAATGACGCGGCAAAGGTCGCTGGGGTCAACGCCAGCAACGCAATGAGCGCTGCCAGGCTGCGGGCGGGTGCATCCCTCTTCGCTGGCGTTTCCGACATGTACAGCCGGTTCGGGCAGCAGGCGATGCAGTCACGAACGGCAACCGGCACTGCCGCTCCGCTTTACGGCTGAAAGAGATAGATGGTTACGATACCTACCTCTCGTGATGTTTCCTACGTCGGCTCTCGATCGGGCCGCATCGCGCCTTCTGGTCCGTCTGTAAGCGTCGGTGCGGCGGTTGCTGATGCAGGCCAGGCGTTGACGCATGTCGCGTACAACCTCAACGACCTTGCGGAGCAGGAAGCTCTCGACACTCGAAACAAGGCAGGGTTCGACCTTGAGACGAAGATTGCCGAGTTCCGGGACCGCGAAGAGCAGGCCTTCAACAAGGCACGTGAAGAAGCGAGCGAAAGCGGCATAGGTTTCACCCGCCAGTTCATCGAAGGATACCAGAAGCGCGCCAACGATTTCGTCAAAACCAATTTCGCGGGCGTGTCAGAAGGCCAGAACGCGCAGTCTCGTCAGTCGCTCCTGGGCCTAGGCAACAGCCTTTACGACAAGGCCTATGCGTACGAGCAGCAGGCCAAAACGAACTTTTACGAGCGCACTACAAACAAGGGCCTCGATACAGTCCGCAATCAAATCAAGAACAATGCCGCTCCCTATGAGGAGTTGAAGCGCCAGGGCCTGGCTGCGATCGATTCAGCCGATATGCCCGAGCCTTGGAAGGCCGAGCGCAGGGCACTCTGGGAGTCCGACGCCGCCGAATCAAAGTGGCGGTGGAAGTTTGAGCAGGATCCGGACACTGCCATTCGCGAAATGAAGGGCATCACCGTTGATGCCAAGTCCCTTTCAGGCGCGATCAAGCAGACAGCCGAGCAGTTGGGCATTGATCCTGTCGATCTCGCCACGGTCATGTCCTATGAGACTGGCGGCACCTTCGATCCCTGGAAGAAGGGGCCAACCACAAAATGGGGCCAGCATCGCGGTCTGATCCAATGGGGCGAGCCGCAGCGCGCGAAATACGGCGTGACCGCTGATATGCCGGTCGAACAGCAGGTCGCCGCTGTGGGGCGTTATCTGCGCGATGCTGGTGTCAAGCCTGGCATGGGCCTCATCGACGTCTACAGTGCCGTCAATGCCGGGGCTCCGGGCCTTTACGACCGTTCCGACTACAAGCAGGGCGGGGCCCCCGGTTCTGTCGCCGACAAGGTCAAGTACCAGATGGAGCAGCACAAGGCGAAAGCCGCGGCTCTTCTTGGCGGAACATACCAGCCGCAGGCCGGCGACCCCGACCTTGACGCCATTCCCTACGAGCGCCGGCAGCAGTTGGCGGCGCAGGGGGAGACTGAGTATAGCCAGCAGATCACGAGACAGCGTGCGGCTGCAATGGATGGCTACAGCCTGCTGATTGCCACGCAGCCAGAGAACGTCAGCGAAAGCGCAATCTTGCAGGACCAGACGATCGATAACGGCGACAAAGCGCAGCTAATCACGTCGCTCCGCACGGCCATGAAGGAGAATGCCGGCGTCAATCAGTTCATCGGCGCGCTCGCCGAGGGGAACGCCTCAGTCAACCCGTTTAGTGCTGACCAGGTGAAGGTTGCGGACAAGGGCTATGACAAGCTGATGTCTGCCACTGGCAGCGCTGAAGAGCAGAAGGCCGTTACATCGGATTTCGTTGCACGTACTGGGTACATTCCCAAGAAGGTACAGGCCGAACTTCGGAATGGCGCGTCTTCCACAGATCCGGCCGTTGTCGCGCAATCGATGGAAGCCGGTCTCGTCCTGTCGAAAAACGCCCCCGTCTCGTTCGGCGCATTTGACGGCTCTGCCGCTGTCCGCAGCAAGATGGATGTCTACCGAGCCTATACGCGTGACATGGGGTATACCCCTGAAGAGGCGGCCCGCAAGCTGATCGATGCAAATGATCCGGAGAAGGCGTCTCAGCGAGAAGCGTTGCTCAAGTCAAAAACAGTGGCCGACGCTCTCAAGGCGGTCTCGTCTGACACGATAGCATCGTCCTTCGACAACAGCCGTCTTGGTCTGGCGCCGAATCCATCTCTCGGTCCTAGCCCGGCCGCTGAAGCTGCGATGCTGGCTGAATATCGATCGATCTACCAGGAAGCAATCGTTGAGGCTGGTGGTGACATGGTCGCGGCCAAGGTCGCGGCTGACGAGCGGTTCAAGCGCTCTTATGGGGTCACGAAGTTCTCAACGATCGGAAACAACGTCGTCGTCAAGAACCCTCCCGAGAAGGCTTATCCGCCTGCGCCTGATGGCACCTTCGATTACATCCGCGAGCAGTTGGCGGAAACGATGAAGGGGCAGGGCATCGAGGCTGAAGAGTTCTTCCTGCATCCGGACGAATTGACGGCTCGCGACATCCGCGCCGGTCTGCCCCCGCGCTACGTGGTTCTGTACCGCAAGGACGGGAAAATCGAGCGCTACAACGTCCCGTTCTACGCCGACACGACGGAAATGAAGAAGCAATATCAAGACAAAGAGGAGAACAGCATTCGCCAGTCTGAGGGACGCATGATTGAAAACCGTGAGCGTGCGATCCGCGAAGGCGATGCGGCGCAGGATGCACTTGATAGCACCATTGGTCCAGACTGGATGAAGGCTCGCGCCGCTGAACAAGCACGTGAGCGCGTTCGCCAGGACGAAAAGCTTCGCCGTGAAGGTTTTGACCCGGGCCCGATCAACGGCGGCGGGGGAGGCGGCTACTGATGCCTCTTGATTTCACACGCGCACAGCCGGAAGCGGCAACTGTTGGGATTTCGGACTATGACCGGCCTGATCCGGCGTTCATGGAAACGCTTTCGGCCGCCTACCGGCAGGAAAACATCATCGGATCCGCGTTCACCAACGCGCAGATCAACCTGGCGGCCGGCGATGTCAATTCGGTCGATCCTGAATACAACGTCTTCGACGACCTGAAAGGATACGAAGATTATGCGGACCGCTTTGAAAACGTGTTCAGCAAGCCCGCCGCGGACGCCAAGAAGGCGCAGATAGATCAGGAAAAGCGCGACCGTGAGACGCTGGCGGCAAGCGGCTGGACCGGCGTCGGTCTGTCCATGGCCGCAGGCCTGACCGACATTCCGACGCTCATCCCTGGCGGCGCTTTCGTCAGGGCTGGAAAGATTGGCTATTCCGGGCTCCGCTCTGCCGCGTCTGTGGGGGTCGCCGCCGGCGTCGGCGCTGCAGCGCAAGAGGCGGGATTGCAGGCCACGCAGGAACTGCGCACCCCAGCCGAAAGCGCGCTTGCTGTGGGAGGCTCCGTGATCCTGGGCGGCCTTATTGGTGGCGCGGGCGCTAAGTTCTTCAGCAAAGGTGAGTGGGACCGTGTGAGCAAACAGCTCGAAGCGGATTTAACCGACGACGTTCCGGACCCTGTCGAAGTCACGAACAGCATCGTGAGCCGAATGCAGGCGGCTGGCGCTGAATCTGTCGAGGAGCTTGACCTATCAGACCTCGGCATCGGAGGCCCGAAAGCCGCTGACTTGCTCGCAAGGGCCACGGCGGCGGCGCGCATCAATCCGGGGATTCAGACGATGCTGTCGCCATCGGTGAAGGTCCGCGAGGTTTACGGCAGGCTCGTTGATAACCCGATCTATACGACGATGAACATGGAAGGACGGTCGCTTGGGGCAGATGTCGAAAACTCGGTGAAGCTCTACGAACGCGGCGCGGTCGGTACTTGGCTGGGCAATTCTCGGCAGATTTACCGGGAAGCCCGCAACGCCGGCTATACCGGATCGCGAACAGAATTCTATCAGGCCATTGCTCGCGCCGGCCGCCGGGGTGACGTTGATCCTGACGGAAACGAGTTTGTGACGCGGGCCGCTCAAGAAGCGCGTAGCCTGGTTTTCGATCCGTTGCTTGAGCGCGCGAAGGAATTGAAGCTTCTGCCGGAGGACGTCAAGACGACGACGGCCGCAAGCTACGTTACGCGCCTGTGGAACCGTCAGCGCCTAATCGGGGAAGAGGTGCGTTTCCGTGACATCGCCCGCAAGTATTTCAACGAAGAACTAGACCGCGCCCTCATCCGGCAGGAAGAGCGGAAGCTCGGCAATAAGATTGTCGAGACGATGTATGTCGAGGATCGTTTCAATAAAGCTTTCGAGCGTCTCTCCAATATTGAGAAGCGGCTATCTGACCGTGCCCGGGTCCGTGGCGGCAAGCTCTCGCGAGTGCAAGCGGAAGAGGCGCGCCGTTTCGATGTCATGCAGAAGCGTGCGCCTCGGCCTGTGGTCATCGCTCTGCGCGAGGGAGCGGAAAACGACTCCCTGGTCAAGACCGTGCGGGAGGCTCGATCCGCGGAGAACGTGAGGCGCGCGAAGACACCGGTCCTATCCATCCTAAAAAAGCGCGGCGGTGTTCGGCTTGGCTCACCTCTGGCCGACGAACTGGACGCAATCGGCGTCAACCCCAAAACGGTTCCGGGCCTGTTCAAGAAGGACGGCGGGCGCGGTGCTGCTGATAACATCGTCGCGCGTGAATACGACCTGTTCGACAATCTGCCGACCGATGAAAACGGCTACGTCCTTCAGGACTCGATTATTGACGCCATCCGTGCCGAAATGGCGGGATCGCCGATCCGTTCGAGCGCGGACGAAGCGGAATTAGCTGATGCGGAGGCACTCAGCGAAAACGCGCGCCTCTGGCTGCAATCGATCGGCCTTCGTGAGAACGCCACGATTAAAGAAATCCGGGAGCACCTGAACGAGACGCTCGGCCGGGAAAACCTCCTCGATGATGTTGATATGAAGATTGCCCGCCTCAATCGGGAAATCGAGGAGTTTGACCAGGCCACGGACGCGATCAAGAACGAGCAGATTATATCGGATGCGGAGGCCCGAAAGGTCGCTGAGGAGCTGCGCACGCTCGAAGATGAAATCAATGCGAATGTAGATTTGGCCAAGTCGTCGCCGGCAATCTCTCGCATGGTGGACTATGCCAAGGCCCGTCGCGAGTACGGCGCAGCTCGCTATCAGCAGGTCCGCGTTACGAACCGTCTTGAAGCACTGAAGCTGGTCGACTCTGAAGGCAGGCTCACACCAGAGCTTGAAGCTGAAATGACCAAGCTCGCGAAGGAGGCGAAGGAAATCGAGGAGCGGATCGCCAAGGCTACGGGAAAGTCTGAAAAGCTGAAGAAGACGCTTCCTAAGCAGAAGCAGGATATCCCTGATTTCGTCAGCCCTGAGGACCGCGACGACTACATCAATGAAATCGTGGACTCGGTTTTCAACAATCTGACCGGCCGGGGCCAGGGCGATATTCCTGAATGGATTGTTCCGGTCACTCGTGGACCGCTGAAGGAGCGCACGTTCAATATTCCTGACGAGCGTGTCGAAGACTTCCTCGAGAACGATATGGAGCTCGTGCTGCGCCGGTATGCCCGCACGATGGCGGCTGAAGTCGAGCTGGCGCAGAAGTTCGGTCGCGCGGATATGCGCGATCAATTCGAGGAGATAACCCGCGAGTACTCGGACCTTCGCAAAGCCGCTAAGACAGATGCGGAGCGTGAAAAGCTGAATGCTGCGGAAGCACGGGACATCAAGAACCTTACCGCTTTCCGTGACATGATCCGCGGCACCTATCGAGCCGCCGAGGAGGGTAGCGACTGGAGCAAGATAACTCGCGCTGCGCTCACCTGGAACTATATTCGGCTCATGGGTGGCGTTGTCATGACCAGCCTAACGGATGCCGTCAACGTGCTCGGCAAATTCGGCATGCGCGCTACGATGGGCGAAGCGCTGCCGGCGCTCGTTAGCGGTACCAGGGCAGCCAAGATTGCCAGACAGGATGCTCGCGAGCTTGGCGTCGTTGCAGAGCGCGTGCTGCAGTCGCGCCTTGCGTCGCTTGCGGATCTCCAAGACCCCTATCGTTACGGCTCAACCTTTGACCGCTTCCTGTCGAACACCTCGAATGCGTTCACGAAAGCAACCGGCCTCGGTCTGTGGAATGACACGCTGAGAACCATGGTCTCCGTCATGTCGCAAAATCGCATCATGCGCGTGGCGCTGGACTGGGATGAGGCGCCCAAAGAGGAGAAGGCCTATCTCGCCATGCTCGGCATCGATGAGCGCATGGCCGAGCGAGTCGCAACGCAGTTCCGCAGGCACGGCATCGAACAAGAGGGCATCTATGGCGCCAATGCCTCGGCGTGGGACGACGACTTGGCTTATCGTACCTGGGCGGCCGCGCTCAACAAAGACGCTGACCGGATCGTCATAATCAAGGGTGTGTCGGACAACCCGCTCTGGATGAAGACGAACCTCGGCAAGCTGCTGTTCCAATTCAAGAGCTTCGCCCTTGCAGCGCATCAGCGCATCCTGCTTGCGGGCCTTCAGGAGCGGCCACATCGTTTGGCCGAACAGCTCGTCTTTGCAACCGCAATCGGCATGATGATTTCGTACCTGAAATACATCGAGCGCGGCGATTTAGAGGAAGCGCAGCGGCTCCTGGATAATCCAGGATTGTGGGTCGCCAACGGCCTCGATCGCTCGGGCGTTCTTGCCATACCGTTCGAGATTTCCAACACAGTCGAAAAGATCGGCTTGCCCGGGCTGATGACCACTGCGCAGGCGGTCGCCGGCGATGAAGACAGGGGCGGGTCCGCTTCAAGATATGCCAGCCGCGGCAAGTTCGGCGCTCTTGCCGGCCCGAGCGTCGGGACTTTCGAGGACCTTGCGGAGATCCTGCGTCAGGTTGCCGAAGGCGATGTCAAGGAATCGGGGGCAAATGCAGTTATTCGCCAAATGCCAGGCGCCACCCTGCCAGGCGTTCGCTCCGCTATTCACATTGGCCTTAAGCCGGCTCTCGCTGACGCAGTCGAATAGTCTAGCGCTCGGCGCGCTTTTGAACGTCGCTAGCGAAGGTTGACGCTGCATCTCGCGTTCGCCGTGAAACGCGCAAGCCAATCGCGGTGATGTAAATGGCTAGACTGTAAACGGCGGCGGCAATCTGCTTGCGGTAAAGGAACGCGAGTACCAAGAGCAGCGCCAATCCGACGGCTCCGTAGCCGATGACTTTCCTCTCAAACAACTGAGCGTTTATCGCGTCCATCTCGTAGCGCGAGATTGGGACAGCCTCTGTCGGCTGTGTGGCGCGTGAATAATCCAAGGGCATCGCCCGCTCCTGTTCTCGGAATTCTCAAATCAAACCCCAAACAATCCCACAACGCAAGGCTGCTGAGCGGCCTTTTTGCCTATCGAGGTAAATGCATGTCGACAGAATTCAACGACAGCCAGCACTTCGGCTTCTTCATGACCGGGACGACGCTGACGTCGTCGACTGGCAAGTATCTGCGCCAGTCGGAATTGGTCCTTGCCGCTCTCCGGGCGCAAGGTGTTTTCGACAACATGGTGGACGGCACGGTCCCGCCGGCAACGGATAAGCTGTGGCTGGACAAGAACACCGACCCCGCCGTGTTGAAGGAATGGGACCCGACGGGCTCTGCATGGGCACCGATGACCTTCCAGCGCCTTTTCGGGCGTGCAATCGTTACGGCAATGGCGACGCCGACTGGCACTGCCAATGCGCTTGTTGTGGCACAGCCGAGCCCGTTTATTCCGAACCGAATGTATTCTCTGGCACCAGTTCTCGATAACACGGGTGCGGCGACGATTCAGGTGACTGGCGTTGGAACGTTCGCCGTCAAATACACTGATGGCACAGATATAGAGGCCCAGGAATTCAAAGCTGGAAGCCCGACGATCCTGCTCTTCACGGGCTCTCGCTTCGAGGTCATCTTCAAGGTGGCTGACGTTTATGCTGCATCCGATACGGCTGTCGCCGCCGCGGCGAGCGTCAACATCAAGAATGTCGAGAACCGGACGGCGCTGAAGTCCCTCAATACGATGGTTACCACGCTCTCTTTCTTGCGCGAGGGTGGCCGGGAAGGTCTATTCAAATGGACGTCCGGCAACTTCTCCACGCAGATTGCCGCCGACACGCAAGAGGGACTTTACATCAAGGCAGACGCTATCGCGTCGACTGCCGGCGCATGGGTTCGCCAAGGGGGATGGGCCGTTTCGGGTGCTCAAGCTGAATGGTTCGGTGCGATTGCAGACTACAACACCAGCACTGGGGGGGGCACAGACAACACGCCTGCGTTTAATGCGGCTTTCGCTATTGTCCCGTTTGTTACTGCAGGGCGCGGCTATTTCAAGGTTTCCGGTTCAGGCATTACCGTGCCCCCCTACGGCCGCCTATTCGGCGTATCGAACGGGTATGCCAGCCAGTTGCTTGATTCCACTTCGTGGGACACCGCGCCAGGTACCGTGCTCGTCCCGCGATCCATGACGCAATCGCACACGATCAACGCCATGATAACGCAGTGCGAACTTTCGGGCGGCAAACTCGCGAACCCGAACGCCGGGGCGGCCTATACGACGTCCAGCGGGACACGTCTCAACAACTATTTCCTGACCGACTTCACCAATCAGAACGCATCAGGCGCGACAGCGGCCACACCGCGCGCGTTCTCCGTTGTCGTAAAGATGAAGCACGGCGCGCTCATCCGCGGAATCCATATCCGTACTACCCGTACTGGCGGTTCTGTCATCGACCCGCAGAGCAGTGACACGAACTTCGGCGATGCTCCGGACATAGGCATTCTGGCGGAAAATCCGTTCAATGCCCAGATCGACAACTGCTCGACCACGTGGGTATTTAGGATCGCAAACGTTGCCGCACTGACATACGACGCTGGCGACGGCTACCAGCCGCAGGGCGACCGATTCAAGATCAGCAATTGCGATTTCCGCGGCCACACGCCGCTGATCGTTAGAAACTATGACGTGTGCCCGGTTTCCGCTGTTTCTGCGACAGAGATCAGGACTTGGTGGTTCAAGTCGCATCGGTTCCCGCCGACAGGTTCGATCATCGCTGATGGGGTTACATACACTTATTCGTCTCTCACCTATGACGGCGTTGATGAGTTGGTCTTTGGCGGTTTGTCCGCCAATCCCGTTACCAACGGCCTCCAGGTTGGAGACGAACTCTATCGCGGTGAGGATGCGAGCAATTTCGGCTTTGGCGGTCTGACTGTTGAGAACAGCTTTATAAGGACAAACTTCGCACCCAACTCGCTTCTCTCGACTGACGGCACATTCTCTGACCGCTTCGACTTCTCGGGCAAGGCCTTTGAACTGTCAGGTAGGGCGGTGCGCGGCATTCACTTCCGCAACGTCTATATCCACACACGTGAAGACATCATTGGCTTCATCCACGATGCCGGAGATATCTATATCGGCGGATACCATGAGGGGAAGGTTACATCCGTCGGCGACCCCGCCGCACGTTTCATTGCTCTTTCGCTCGCTGCAAAGGCGGCCGGGGTAGGCTCCGTGCCTCATCCGTTCGGGGAGGCGACCAACGTTCATTTCATTGATTGGAGCCAGACAGAGAGTTCGACCGACAGGACGCCGACATTCCGGACTTCAGCGACGATAGGCAGGTTCGGAACCACCGACGGCCTGTTTGAACCCAACATCACGTCCGCCGATGACTATGCATATGCCCAAGGCACCACCGGTACGCCGCTGCTCTTCCGCGGCCCGAAAGTGCGTGGCGACGGCCATGAAATCATCCTCAAGAACGCGGCGAACAGCAATCGCGCGTCTATGGATAGTACTGGCCGTTGGGCTTTTGGCATTCTGCCATCCGGTACGACGGATGCGGTCCTGCCTCAGATCGGAAACTTCTTCAACTCTGGCGGCTGTATCGTGCTGGCCAGGAACGTAGCGTCCGCAACGGCGACGGGATTCCGTGCAGACAATACCGGCGGCACAGCAGACTTCATCGCTGATGGGGCAGGAAACGCGGCTATCCGCATCGGTGGCACGCAGCATTTCGTTGGGGCAACAACTGTCTGGCGCTCTCAAAGTGATAACGACAAATCGTGCGGTTCGGCGTCATTTCGGTGGACGCAGCTTTTTGCTGCGACGGCAACGATTGGAACGTCAGACGAGCGAGAGAAGGAGTTCATCGAAGGTATCCGCGATGTGGTCCTTGATGCCTGGGGCCAGGTCGAGTGGGTGCAGTTCAAAATGAGGGACGCTGTTGAGAGGAAGGGCGACGGCGCCCGCCTTCATTTTGGCCTCATCGCTCAGCGCGTCCGCGACGTATTCGAGAGTAATGGCCTCGACCCCTTCGCTTTTGGTCTCCTCTGCTACGACAAGTGGGATGACGAGTGGCAGGATGTTTACGAAGAGGTAGAGAGCGAAGAACCCGTGATTAATCCAGACGGATCGGTTTCGACCACGATTATCGTCAAAGAAGTTGCGACAGGCGAGAAACAAAGAATCCTCGTAGCGGGCGATCGGTTCGGTCTCCGCTACGAAGAATGCTTCGCTCTTGAGGCGGCCTATCAGCGGCGCAGGATCAGCAGGATTGAAGCGAGCCTAAATGACGGCTCCTCCTCGCGTGTTTGACGCAAAAAATCTGCTGGCAACACGCAGACATTAGCCTCCCAGCCGCCTCAGGCTTTTGTACTCAGCAACAAGGTGAACCAATGGACAAAACCGTTCCTCCCGGCGCGGCCCTTCTGCTCGACTTCATTCGGGAAACCGAAGTCGGCCGGAGAGACCGCGCATCTTATGACGTGATCTACGCCAACAAGCAGCACAAGCTGAAACAGCCGCTCACGACGATGAACTATGGCGATATCGTCGACGAGCAAAAGAAGTGGTCGAAAAACCACGGATCGAGCGCGGCCGGCGCCTATCAATTCATGCGCGCTACCCTGATCGGGCTGGCGAAGGAAATCCCGTCGATCAGCGGCAAAGACATCTTCGCACCGGATCTGCAAGACCGACTCGGCTATCACCTGTTGAAGCGCCGGGGCTATCAGGAGTTCGTGACCGGCAACATGACGCTGGAGGACTTCGCCCGGCGCCTCGCGATGGAATGGGCGTCCTTTCCGGTCCTAGCAGATTGCAAGGGCTCGCATCGCTTCATCAAACGCGGCCAGAGCTTCTATGCCGGCGATGGGCTGAACAAGGCACTCGTCAAGCCTGAGAAGGTCGAGGCCGTGCTGAAAGAGGTACTGGAGGTCGCTCGTCGGCCAGTGGACATCCAGCCGAAGCCAGAACCGGTTGAGCCAAACCGAACCAAACCCGAACCAAAACCTGCGCCAAAGGGCGGCATCGCTGCGCTCATTGCAGCCGCGGCCCTGGGCCTCTGTGCGTGGTTCGCTTCAATCCCCTGCAACCTCATCGGCGCCTTCTGCGGGTGATGATCATGGCCGTCTGGATAAGAATCGCTTTGTACATGTTGGCCGGCTGGCTTTACGGCTCGGGGTTGATCGGTGAGGAGGTCAAGGACCTCGTGACGACCGACCCTGATCTGGTCGCGAGCATCGAGGCTCTGATCTCAGGAATCCTCGCGGCCATCCCTGTCATCTGGTGGCGCCTGGCGAAGCGGCTCGGGTGGTCGACATGATCGGCCTCTTGAGCGTGCCGAAACTGCTGGCCGCAATGGCGCTCGGGATGGTCGTGGCGGGCGTCCCCGCATACTTCCAGGGCAAAGCTCACCAGCGCCAGACCATGGCAGTCGAGGCGCTGGAATCCTCCGTCAAAATCCTGCGCAAGAAAGGCGCGATCGACAATGAAGTGTCTTCTGCTTCTGCTGCTGATCTGTGTGGCTCTTACGGCCTGCAACTCGACGAAGAGCGCGAGTGTGTGCGACGGGTTCAAACCCCTGCGACCGAAACTCGAAACGACGGTCTACATTCTCCAGAGCGATAGGCCGTTCGCGAATGATGTGGCAACGCACAACAGGCTGCTGGGCTCGCTCGGCTGCAAATAACCATCCGACCGCATAGCATGACGAGGGCAGGGGATTGGACAGCGGAGAGAAAACCACCGTGAAAGCACCCGCATGGAAATGGGAACTAAACCTCAATACCCTGGTGATCCTGTTCGGGTTCGGCGGCGGCCTCATCGCGTGGGGCGCGACATGGGAGCGTGTCAACGCCAATCAGGAAGCGCACGCCCAATCCATAGATCGCCTCGACAAGCGACTTACCGCGGCCGAAGTCTCCCTCCGGCAGATCGACAATCACGAGCTCCGGATCTCCGCAGTCGAGAAGCAAGCGGCCGAGGCGGCTACGTCGATGCGGGCGGTAGAGACGACGCTCAACGCCCTATCAGCCGATACGCGTGTGATGCGCGAAATCCTTCAGCGGATCGAGGCCAGCCAGCGCGACGGCGTACAACTGCGACCCTGATGCGCCAAGTCCGGTCGTGCGGCCTTCGCGTCACAAACTGAATCCACCCTTTCATTCGACCAGAGAATTGACAGACCGAGTTGTACTTGCACAAAGTCCCTTCAACTGGGGGCACACATGGCATTGATTCTCGATCCGGCGCAGCGCGTCATCGATAAAGATCATCAAATCTTCGTACTTCATCCTGGTGATGGAAAGCGCTTCTACAATGATTTCATTGCGCAAAAGGCGGTCTTTTTAGATATACCGGGTATCAAGCTTAAGGCCGTTCCTGACATCGAGGATGAGGAAACCAGGAAGCTCCTCCGTATGGCTCGCGCCATTGGTGGCTGGCACAAGAGTGGAAGGCCTGCTCAGCGGTTGCCACAGCGCGACCCTCAGGCTTTCTCGGTCACAGTTGAAGGACGCGAGGCTCCACGCTTCATGCGGGAAGTCCAGACGCTCTACAAAGACGCGAAGCCAGGTGATCTGATTATCATCCCGGGTCCTGGTTATAACTCGGCTGTTCTGATGGCTGAACTGGTCGGCGAGTTCGACCCGGAATACAGGGTGGATTCCACCCGATACGCTGCTGATCTCATCCCCGCCCGCCGGATCAAGTTCCTTCAGACGGGGCATGCGAAATACGAGTTTGGCCGTCGTGCAATCCAGCTTATGCAGAACCGACAAGCGATCATCAGGGTGAGTGATGATGCGGACCGGCATGAGTTCTACGAGCACGCTTACGGAGACTACGTCTGGGGTGACGTATCCGGGAACTACATGGAACTCACCGAGGCTGTCGTAGATCAAAAGGATCTCACCGACGTCCTGTTCATGACGAACTACTATGGCGCGATGTATGTCGCGATGAAGGCCGATAAACTCGAGCATTTCGCGAGCCTGCCTTGGCACAAGGCAATCAACGAATACTATAATCGAGAGCTGTTCGGCGACATCTCGATCGAAATTCATTCCCCCGGGTTCTTTGGCCGACCCATGCGAAATGCCTCGATCGCTGGGTTCATAGCCGCCATGACCGCTCTTGCTGCCGCAGGCGCAAGCTCCGCTGAGGTCGCCACGATTGAAGTCCGAAACTCCGCTAATGGCCGCGTGTCCGTTTGTGATCTGGACTTGCAGCGGGATATCCAGTCTACTGTCAAAATGGTTTCGAATGCCCATCTATGGTGGGATGAAGTGTGCGCGGCGCAGAAAGCCGCGTCTGAAAAGACAGGGCTTAAGACGAAAGCAAGGGTTATCGACAAAGATAAAACCAGCAACTAAGAAGCGCGTGAGCGCCCCTGCGGAGAAGGTCACCGTATCATGGCCGGCATCACAACTTGGATGAAGCATCACCTCAAAGCTGCATTTCTTGCAGTCGCTGCAGGCAGCGGCATCGTTGGCACCGGCATCGGTACCGCCGGCACATACTATTTTGGGCTGCAGCAGAGCCGCGTTGACCGCTTTGCTGACAGTTTGATGGAGGAATATAAGGCCGTCGCAAACTCCAAGCGCGAGCTTTACATTGCAATCGATAAGTTCACATTCGCCCTTTCTAAGGGGAAGAAACCCGACTCGGCGGTCGTGACCGAGCTCAACCAAAAGCTTCTCGATTTGCATCAGCGTATCGATGTCTTCACCCTGGGCCTCGACGAGGATGACAGGCAGAAAGTCGCCGACGTTAAAACCGCCCTCGCAAACATGAAAATCGAGGCGGCTCAGGCAAAATCCAAAGCTGACTTGCCTTACTTCACTGGGCGGCTTGCGCAGTTCGAAACCGCTTATCAGGCGGCGCGGCCAATCGTGGAGCGAAAGATCGGTACGCCAAACGAACTTCTAACGGGTTAGAGCTGTTCGCTTTTTCGTCATGGCGTGGTCTTGCCGCGCTTTATTCCGGCTTTCCGTCCAATATTATCTTCAACGTCCTGATGATGTCGGCCGCGTCCAAGAGATTATCCCTGATCTCATCCGCGGCTAGTGCGTCCGCCCGGGCGGCTGCGATTTGAAGATCAATCACGACATCCTTCGCACGATTGCTACCTGGTATCCCGGTCTGCTCGCGCATGTCGCGGATGGTGGCAACCGCTCGATTGAGCAGCCGCTTGATTTCGAATGGGTTTAGCTTGTCCGCTTCATTTGCGGCTCTGATCAGCTCGGCAATGAAGTCGGTGGTAAGGCTCATGGGCCCGTCACTTCTCCGCTCGTGGGGAGCGCATCCATCCACTCCTGGATCTCGGACTCTCGCCACCTGACGCAGTTTAATCCGAATTGCCTCGGCTTTGGAAAACGTCCCGCCTTCATCCAACGGTAGATCGTGGAAGTGCCGACGGAGGTAATGGCCACAACCTCCTTCAATTTCAGGAATCTATCAACGTCGACACCGTCAAGAATAGATCCTCTTGCCGCGGCCAGAGGCGTTTCATCGGTCTCTCGCCGCTCCGCTGAATTGATCGCAGACATCCTCCTTATCCGCGATGTCTCTAAAGATATGGGTACTGTGCACGGAGAGCCTTGGCCCGGCAGCCCTGAGATTGCTTGAACGTCGATCGCCCGATCGAGATCATCGCGGTACCAGAACTTACGCTGTACACTCTCGACAACCCGCGGCTGTGGATAGGTCGTTCCGACGCGATCGAGAAAATCTTCGACGTACTTTTCGCCGCAGTAGCCCGCCGCCATTTCCGCCATCATCCGCGGCGGCCAACTACCCGGCGGCACAACGGCTGCGCGGCGCTTCCTATCCGATGTATCCATCAAAGCACCGGATATTTCGATCGGTGCATGTCCAAGTCGCGCATGGCCTTTTGACCTGCTTTCGTCAGCCATATTTCAGTCGGGTTGCCCTGCCGATCTGTCTCGGCGCTTACTCCAATATACCCGCGGCCCGCCAGCTTCTGCTGCATATGGCGCCTAGTGCGTTCTTCACGGTGATCGAATCGCGGTTGAATAGGGCTTGGCGGCATCTCATGATACGGGATGTCCCAGGGGTTACGATCGGACGGTGTAACCACTTGATCGGCCGCTTCGGCAGCCGGTTCGGTCGGATACATTCGCAGTTTGTAGTGCTCGGTCTCAACTTCGATCGTAATTCCGTGGCGCTTCGCTACCTTGGCAAGGCGCTGAAGCTCAGCCTGCTTGAGAAGAGCCTTAGCGGTCATTTTTCCGTTCGGCACCTTTCCGCTTGCCTTGAAGGGATTCACGCCAAAGCCGCTCCCGAATAGCAGTAGCTTCGTCCTCACATTGCTTGAGCCACGCTACTCTGGCTTCGCGCTGTTCGCGCCGCTTAGCCTGAAAGGCCTCTTGCTCTTTTTCCCGTTCACGCCGCTTGCGATCACGAGCAACGACCTTGGCGGCAGCTAACAGATCGGCGTCGGTAATCTCGAGCGGCGGACGAGTAGACCATCGTACATTTCCGGTACGGGTTCGCTCTTCTACGAAAGCCTGTACGTCCTGAGCACGATAACGGCGCACCTCCCGCTTGGCGCCTGCTCCAACATTCACATATCGGATCTCTCCGTGAATGGTCAAAGCGTGCAAGTGCTGCACAGAGACCCCGAGAATCTTCGCCGCTTCCGCCGGCCGCAGTAGCTGGTAGCTCGCGAGACCATTGCTGAATTGGTGTGGCGCGGCTTCAGAAGTCAAAATCCCAGTCCTCTTTTCCGTCTGGAGCCAATCCGTCGACGTTTGATGGTGCGCCTTCAGAAGCTAGCAGGATTTTCACCTCCAGCGTCCGCAGGTCGACCTGGACAATGGCGCCTACCTTCTTGGCTGCCCGGAGAATTCGCTCGAGCTCGGCTTGGCGGAATGTTGCCCTGCTCATCGCTGTCGCTTCAATTCTCGGAGCGCTTCGCCTTAACATACTCGTCAATTATTGACCCGCCGATGTTGTCCACAGCATCAGGCAACTCGGCGCTCCTCTTTGCGCGCTCCGTCAGAGCGTCGAATTCTTCTTTCACCAGGTGAAGCGGGGGCTCCATGCCCCTCATAGCCATTTCCGCCTCAGCGTCCTCACTGGCTTGTCTGCCTTGGGGTCCGCTGCTGTTGATCCACGATTTGAACGAATTGACCCAATGGGCCTCCAAATCCTGATTGGACAAGTTCCGCAGTTGTCGTCCCCGCGACAGGTAGGAGCTTGCAGCAGCCATCTGAGCTTTCGCCAAGGCATATTTGACGGCGTTTTCAACAAAATCATTGTTGTCATCGGACAT